GCGGCTATCACACCGCCCTTTACTTTTAGTACATACCGTAAGGCTCTCTGCCCCAATCATCCATCATGCGATTGTTTCTTGAATAGCCGCTATTTCTGCTATATCTCCCCCTACTATCTCGCATAGGCCGGCTGGACATACCATTATCCATAGCATAGCTATAACCGCCAGCCCTAGAGAATCCGCTTTCTCTCATTGCAGTATAGGTTGAGAAATTGTTGAGCGCTTCTGACATATCCTTGATATCATCCAAACAATCATGTGACAGCGGTTCGCCGCTTTGCATTTTGGTTGACAGTTCTTCAAGTTCAGACAAGAGCCTATCTTCGATTTTATTTAAGAAGTCCATAGTCTTATCTCCTTTACGCAATTCTTTCAACTGTTATTGACGCATTTCTTCTGACAGTAATTGACGGCGTAGGCGTAACAGCCGGATCATCTTCTGTTCCATCTGCGTATACTGCCGATACACTCACGCAGCAGCCACAAGGAACGGTAATAACCGCATCTGTATGTATATGCTCATACTCTGCTACCGCAGCCGGTGTAATGATTGCAACGCTTTCAGGAACGATTGAGCCATTGACAGTAATAGCCAATGCAATAGGCGTTACCGCGCCACCTGTCGGAATCTGTGCGTTTCCTTGCAAACTTACTTTGTATCTAGCAAATCTGTTAGAAGTGTTACCTTTCAGATTAAGAATCCCAACCGATAAAGGTACAACGCTACCACTACCGCAAGGAATAGAAACACTATTGAAAGGGATAGTTCCGTTTAAGGCAACCAACGAATCGCTAGTAGTTAAATACTCTGCCATGATAACACCCCCTTAGTTGAAAAACGTATTGTTTCCGCAACCGCAACCGCCGTTATTGCAAGTGAAGATAGGCGTTCTGCCGTAAACAGGAGTTGTAGGAACAGGGCAAGTATTCAACCTGTTATAAAGCTGATCTACTTCATTTGAAAAGCCCTGGGCAATAAAGGCATTCTGTGCTACCTGACTAGCTGCAAGGTCTTTCATTGCCAAACTCTGTCTAAGGTTAGCAATCTCATCATTCTTTGCGTCAATTTTATCTGCGCAAAGCTGATCTTTAATACTCTGAATGCCACCGTTGACAGCATTAAGAATAGCCTGTGTATTCTGAGTATCAGTAGTGCGAGTTGCGCACGCTTCACGGGCAATATCTGATCCAAGATTAGCCGTAGCTAATCTGTTTTCGCAGCAGCAGTTAGCAAGCTGTGACTGAACAGAGTTGAAGCCCTGATTCATTGCGGTCTGTCCGGCGAATGCGGTCTGCATATTAGCAATCTGTCTAGCATTTGCACCCTGTTCTACACCGGCAAATCCATTGCAAAGCTGTGTCTGAATATCTCCGAGGTCGCTCTGAACAGCCGTCAGCTGATTGCCAAGCTGCGCATTCTGAAAGCCGTTTGTAGTGGTCTGTACCTGATTCATCCACGGATAAAGCATAGCACCATCAGCAGCAAAACCGCCCATGCCACCAAAACCACCAAAACCGCCCCAGCCGCCATTGCAGATGAGAAGTAAAAGCACAATCAATCCCCAATCGCCACCGAAACAACCGAAACCGCCGTTACCACCACCATACATAGGCGATACAGGCATAACAACATCTGTGTTACCGTTTGAAATAGCCATAATTTTTTCCTTTCCACCGAAAACTATTTTCGGTAAGCAATCATTCTCAATAAATGAATGATCGGTTTTTAGTTACACTTATATACAATTCTGCGCAAAATATGTATCTATTCCATATTAAAACCGAAACTTAGATTGCACCATCTGCCGCACTTGCTGATTTTGCCACATTTGCATAGCTTGATTGACTTGCGCCTGATTGACTCTCCCTGAGTTGAGAAGCATTTGTGCTGCTTCTTCCGGCGTATTTGCGTTTCGCAATTCTTGAATGTTTTGAGATATCCCGGATATAGCTTGTAAAATGTTAGTCGGCATCATTTGAAGTTACCTCTTTTCTTTTAGGTGCATTCTGTTTCCGAGCCACTTTCAAAGCGTTTATTTCATCCCATAATGACCTTATTTCATCTTTCAAACCGCCTATATCATCCACCTGTTCTGCACTATTTTCAGACTTCATTTCACGTTTAACAAGATCATAAACATCAATTCTAGGGCTTTCAAATTGCGAAAATCCCATAGATTTCTCAATAACAATAGGCTTATTTTCTACCTTAAACGTAACGCAATTTCCGAGTGCAACGGGATAGTTATAAGCTACATTCTCGTTTGGGATCAGAACAAAACCGCCGTTCTGCATCTGTGGTTGCTGTGGTTGCTGCATCTGATAAGGCTGATATGCGTTATACATTTTCAATCCTCTCTTTCATAGAAAACAATCGGAATCTCTGTTGAACAATCCCACGTACTGAATATCGTTCCGTTTTCGATAGCAACTGCATGATTGCCTGTTCCTAAAACGAATTGACCTGTTGGATTGTCTCTACAAAAATCCGCAACTGTATAACAATCAGGGCAAGTGTTAGGTATGCTATGCCTTGAAAATCCATGATTGCGTAAATATAAATCCCATGTAGCGTTGCTTTCCATCGTTTCGTAAATAAGAAGTCCTGTCCTTGCAAGACCGATATATATTTCTTCCCACGGCTTATCCAGCACTTTACACAACGCTTGAATAACGCAATCTCCTGTATGTTTCCCTATCGGGTTTGGATTGTAATAAATATAATTCATATCCTAATTTTAGCAATAAAAAAAGACCCCTGAAATAAATCAGAGGTCTATCTTTCGTATACTTTTCAGATATGTTTGAATAACTTGTTTTGAGCCTTGTAAACTCTTTTCTTCACGCCTACCGTTGATAGTTGAAATTCTTCTGCCAACTTTTCATAAGTGATACCATCCAAAAGCCGCCTTTTCAATAGGTTTCTGTCGGTTTCATTGAATGTCCACTCATCAATGATATGTTCCCATTCACTTCTTGACAAATTGCTATCTTCTACGTGCTTTTCTGCGCCGCCCACCGCTGCTTGTCCTCTTATGTGTTTTTGAATAGCTTCTTCTAGTTACCGTTATCCGTGCCATTTGTTATATCCCCATCGTTACCAATGTAGTTAGCGTTTCCACTATCGCTATCAACCGTAACCGTTTCTTCATTCCCGGAATAATCATATTGATTATAGACATATAACCACGCTAAATTGCTTGCTACCATGAGGAAAACCACAACACACAATGCTATTATCAACCCTTTTATGATCGAAACAAGGTGTGTTACAGTTCCCTCATGCGCTATGTATGGTATGTTCGCCATTTTTACATTGTTATCATCCATGCCGCAACTCCCTTTATAAGATTAGTATAGACGATAATATTATGCTTCTCAATGAAATAGTGTGAACACGCCAATGCTGATACTCGTTTATTTATAAGCAACCAAACGGTGCCATGTAATAAGAATACTCTGCTCTTGTCTTATCTCCGTTTCCAGCGCCTGACACATTGAAGAATCTATAATCATCTCTAGCTGGCGAACGCGACCAATAATAGCAAGCACTACCGTTAATGCCATTCTTTTTAATTCTATTGTTTCGATTGCCGCTATAATAAGGTATTGCTGTGCCCTCTCCGGCATAAGTATTGCCATAAGATCCAAACATTTCTACCTCTGACCGAAGCGCCAGCTTGTTGCCGGTAACAGTATTTATTGTAGATGAAGCATTGCCAGCGCTAACAAGAACAGAAAATTCTATAAGCAAATCTTTAAGCCATGTAGGTAATGCGTTGACCAAAGCTGGAAGTGTTGTAACACGCATTTCAGATTGTTCATATCCACCTACATTTGTAGCACTTGCGTTCATTCTATTTGCTTCTATCAAAGCATTTTTAAAATCAAATTGCAAAACATTTCCACTTGACATATACTCTGCAAAAGATGTTATCACAAGTTCAACGCTTTGTGCCGCATGAGAAGCGCCACCCGTAAATGCTGATATTTGAATTGTACGTACATCGCCGACAGCCCATCCGCATTGTTGCAAATCAATTCTGCCATCTCGCGCGGCTTCAATCATTCCAACAATCTGTGCATCTGTGCCAGTAGACCAAGGAACAATTACAACGGTAACTGGTATATTTACAGGAACAACCTGTCCGTTAGTTTGCACTTCTGCCGTTTTGCTAGGTGATGTCACCCCTTCAAGAGTTGCCTGAACGGAATAAGTTCCAGCAAAGCCAACAGGGATTGTAACTTCTCCATTCGCATCTGCGATTCCTGAATAAGTGCTATTATTGATAGTTGCCGTTATTTGTGCACCCGGGTTTGAAGTGCAACTCAAATATGCTTTAAAGGTTATAACTGTTGTTTCGATAAAATCAACTCTTGCTTTTATTTCGCTAATTTCGGCAAGCATTGAAACAATTATGCTGTTAATTGAATTATCGTTTTTCCACTTTTCTTCTGTCTCATCATATTTTAAAAGTTCACCATTAGCAACACTAGTTAATTCAACATCTGTCAATTCTGATAGCGCACTTGCGCCACCACCGCCACCTAAATTATATATAGTACCGTTTAATTTTAGTGTAGTTGCTGTGGCCGTAGCTTCTCCTGTCGGATTAGCTTCGGGAAGATTTTCACGCACAACATCCAAACTCTTTGTTACAGTTTGAATTGACTCCGTAGGCATTACGTTTATCTGACCTGCAAAACCCGGTGTTTCTCTTTCGTATGTTTGCCCTTGTGTTGCCTTTGCTAAACTATCAGCACTATTCGCTAAATCGTATCCATCTGTAGCTGTCGGAAATGTTTTAACATCTGTTCCACTTGTTCCAGGAACATCTACATTTTCATTGACCATTGCGTAGTAATATGTTCCTTGATAGTTACCTGATTGTGAAACAAATGCACGGTCTGTCGATGACGTTCCAGAGTAGGTGTCGTATATAAGTGTGCCACCACCATTAGCAAGGTCATAATACGGCGAATCTGAAACTGTGCCATATCCCGTGAAATGAGATAAATAGTGCGGCTGATCCCATTCATAAGATACGCCATAAGGACAAAATATAAGTCCGCTTGACATGGGTATTCCACCAACCCATTTTTGTGTTATATAAGAATTTTCAGAGGTCGTAACAATGTTTACGATTGTATCATAATATGTTTTTCCGTTTAACGTAAATGTTCTACGGTTGCCGCCGCTATCGTAATGCGGAGCAAAGCACAAAACAACGCCGCTTGTACTATGAACAGTAACTTCCCAAATCTGATAGTATGGAGCTGGAATAACGTGTTCAGGATATGGATGATACATAATCATTTTGAAAGTTCTAATATAAGAACCCTCGTTGTTGTTGTTTGTACTAACGCTAACCGTTCCATCAGGATTGACTTCAAATGTAGGCGCGTTTTCCAGCTTTGTGTTTATATCTCCAACTTCTGAATCTAAATCGCCCAGCTTATGATCTATCTCTTTTGTCTTGCTTGAATATGTATTTGTGTTGTCCGGGTATGTATCATCTCCCGTAGCAGAATAAACATCATGCAATGATTGCACTCCGCGCATATTCCTGTTAAGTATAAGCGTGTCTACAGTATTCCCGTGCGCCGTAAATCTGATCCGATCTCCAACCTCATAGCATGGATTGCCTTTAAACTCTCCCTCAAACGGGATATATCCAGCGTTGTTTATTTTCGTCAATATGCCTTGCGCCATAGACACGGCTTTTATTCTAGCATCATCATCGTTTCCAAGACCTTTAAGCAGAAAACCATTTTCGATTGTATATGTGTTTTCAGCTTCGTCCTGTTCTTCTCCCGATGCACCTAAAACATCACCGTTTTGCGACAAGATTTCTACCCTGTCGATAGTCGTAATATTGTAATCTTCGTAATCGTCTACAATATTTAAGCTATTATCAATAGTGTATACTGTTGCCGGTTTGTTTATTTCTATGTAATGAAACTTATTATCTCTGCCAATCCTACCGCATACGCCGTTCAACTCGCAAATTGTACCCAAAATATCCTTGCCGGATATCTTCTTTATTTTGGTTGATTTTTTGAGAATAACGCCATCGTTTACAAGCGTAACGGATTGCTGGCTTATCCAAGGATGCGATACTTGCAGCCTTGTAAAGTAAGCATCCCTAAACTGCTTCATCGTAGCGGTTGTCCTACTTGACCAAAATTCGTTGTACCATTTTTTGTATGTATTTGTCAGTATTTTATAAAGCCCATCATAAGCCGTGATTTCCCTGGTAGACCTATCCGATGAAACTTTGTCTTTCCATACCTTGTATTTTCCCAAAAGAAACGGTTCTTCTGCGCCATCCATAGTGATAGTGACGGTAAACCACACTCTGTAAAGGTTAGGAAAAGTATTTTTAACCCTAAACTTAATCTGACTAGATTCTACAGAATTAAGTCTAAGGTTTTCTTCCGAACACAAAGATTCTGTCAACTCAAAACTTTCGCCTATAATATCATCATTTGTGATCCTGATATCGCCGCCCTCATCCGATACCATAAGTATTTGTTTATCTACAGAATCTACATGAAATAACGGTTCATCATCATAGTTTACCATAGCAGTTTTTCTCCCTTAATACTCGATAAATGCAAGTCTGATCGCCTGATACTGAATATACTGACTTGTAGCCCTATAAATAGGCATTTCCACAGATGAGTTAAGATACATCTTCCCTGTATGATATGTACCAAGTTCAGGTACATACGCCGTACATTGTGCAGCTTTTTCTGTCTCAAAACCGGCAGCTTGAAATTGCGCGTATAAATTAGCAAAGAAATTCTCAATCTCCGGGCTTTTCTTCATAGGCGGTATTTCCCACTCTACCTTTACGCTATAATGCTGCAGTGCATTTCTATGTAATACGCCGTTTGCATCACGATAACTGTCTACATCTTGATCGTTTTTTGTGACCTTATAGCTTTCGTGAAACATCATTGAAAGTGGGATTGTATAAGTTCCAACTTTAAACAAATATCCTGAATATGCCATTTTGCATTTCTCCCTTAAAAGAAAAAGGACGCACGGCGGTTTTACCGCTATACGCCCTTAATCAATGTTTATGCAAAAACGGGATTGCCCGTTCTGCGCTGATAATCGTTCCCCTCTTTGCGAACAACTCTAAACAGCCTAGCTGCATCTCCCTCTAAGTATACATTTGTTTGCGAAGATGGAGCATTAGCCATAGCAGAAACAACAGCCCTATACACACCAGCCGAAACACTAGCAACAATCTGATCGTTGTTCATAACAGCAGTATTGCCGCCGATATTTCCGACTAACTCAGCGCCTTTTTCTCTAGCGACAAACATCTGCCCGGTGTTAGGTAATCCACCACTTGCATAATGCTGAACGGGTTTCCATTTGCCGTTGACATAGATGCCGCCATCTGCGTTTCTTCTATACGTTGCTGGTGTGTTAGACCTAAACTTATCACCTATAGAAGATATGGCATTTGCTACCCAATCTCTACCAGCTATAATTCCACTCGTTAAGCCTTTCATAAGGTTTTCGCCCCATGTTCTAGCTTTTGTACTCAAATCAATGAAAAATTGACCGAGTTTTGCGAATAAGTTTATAACAGTATCTACAGCAGCTTTAACTTTTTCGGAAACAATCGTCTTTACATTTTCCCAAATCTGCGAACATTTATCTTGTATTGCTAGCAATTTTGAGAAGATATGCGACTCGATAAAATCATACGCCGTTTGTACCGCCGTTTTTAAAGCTGCGTGAACGGTATTAGCTATGTTGAGGATGCCTTGCCAATCACTTTCAAATTTAGCCTTAATTGCGTCAACAACAGGCATAATCTTTGTAGCCATCCAATCAAACGCTGCACCGGCAGTATACTTTATGGACTCTACAACAGGCGCGAAAAAATTAGCTATCGCTTGCCAACTGCTTATAAACGTGTCTCTTATTTCGATAATCTTTGCAGCTAAAGCGCTATTTGCTATAGTCTCTGCAAGGCTAGAAACGCCATCTTTTATTGCACTCCATGCGTTCGCGGCGTGTTCTGCCGTCCGTTCTCCAAGCGTTACAAATGTTTCTCCTAGCATCTCAAACGTGCCGGTTATGCCTGAATATTTCTCATACAATTCTGCATCATCCGGGAATATAGCAGCGCCTATCTTTTTGCCGATTTCCATACCACCGATAGCAGCAACCGCACTACCGGCAATAGCACCGCCTATAGTTGCGCCAGCCGTTGCGCCGCCAGCCGCAAGTGAAGTTCCGATATCAGCTGTCATAAACGATCCTAAACCGCTAAGACCGTTTGATAACAATACGCCAATCTTCGGTGCAAGCTGCTTGCCTAAATTAGCAAGGCCAGCTTTAAGGCTATTCCCTGTAAATACTGCGCCAAAACCAGCTAACAGATAAGGAACAATCTTTAACAGACCTTTTCTGAAACTATCACTTCGCAAAGCACTCACAACCACTTCTGCGAGTAAAGCTGCAAGATTGCCGATCAGTTCTCCAAGACCGTCAACAATGCCTGACAAGTCAAGACCATTCAGAAAATCTGTAATAGCTTCGCCAACACGCTTTCTCGTATCCGCATCTCCTAAAACTGTATTGATAGCAGTTAAAACGCCCTTTAAGCCATCGCCTATAGTCTTTCCCAGCTTTTGCCATCCGTTGAGATTATCTTCGTCAACTTCGCCCATAGAATCAAAGAATCTGTTTATACCAATAAGCAGTGCTTTTCCGAGCACATCAAACTTAATGTTAGTGACTAGTTTAAATCCAAAATTGATAGCAGCCCTAAGAACATTTCCGAATGCCGTACCAATCTCACGGATCACACCTGTTCCAACTAGAGAATTGAAAAACTGTGCTAATTTTTCTCCGAGCAAAGAAGCCGTTGATTTCAATTCATCCCAATTTATCTTGCGAACAGCCGTAACAATGGCCATGCCGATAAATCTACCAAGACTATCAAAGTGGAAGTTCTTCACAAAATCTGTCACAAATGCAAGCGCTGTATTGATAGCTTGTGCAATCGTATTTCCGATAGACTCCGGCAATCCTGGTACTTCAAGGAATCCATTCAGCAGAGTTGCAAGTCTCTTTCCCATTTTCCTTGCTTCATTCTGAATCTTTTCCCACGGAATACTATTAAGCGCATCTCTCAGTTTTTCTCCAAGAAACGTGCCGAGATCGGTTAAGTCGGCTTTTTCCCACATATCTTTTAGCCACTTAGCCATATTCTTCCATTTATCATCAATCGGAAGTTCCTGAAAACCACCGCCACCAGCGCCGCCAGCACCACCACCGCCGTTATCGTTAGTGGTAATGTTATTCAATTCATCAAATGAAGCTAACGCACCTTTAGCAGCTTTCCCGGCTTTGCTCACATCTGCAGCATAGTTTTTCGCGCCTTTAGATGCCTTTATCCATGTGCCGTGCCCTAAAAGAGCCGACATAAGCTGATTGATTTTATTTATCAAATCAACTATCTTATCTGCAATAGCATCTATGATATTTCCAAGACCGGCAAATGTACCGCTTGCATTCAGGATCGGCGCTGTAAGTGCTGCAAGTGTGTTAGCCAAATATGCTATAGCATTGCGGATTTTATTGTAGCTATTAGCAGTTCTGTCACTAAAAGCTATAAGTTCTTTAAAACCCTCTTTAGCTTCGTTGATTACACCTCTTAATGCCATTCGTGTAATCATCAGTTTTAGCATATTTGACACTTTCAAGAACGACTTAACAAGACCTTTACTTGTCAAATCGACTTTACTCATGCTTTTGCCAAGATTATTGAATGCGCTGCTTATCTTTGATCCAACCGCTTTAGCAAGCGAACGTATGCGGCTTGTTACAACCTTAATGGCATTTCCGGCTTGTCCAAATGCTTTCTTTGCGTTTGCGCCTATACCTTCCCAATTAAGACGGTGTGTATGAGTGCCAAGATCGTCAAGGTCTGCTTTAAATGCCTTTATACTGTTTTCTGCTTCTTCAATGTCATATTTTAGCTTTTTGAAAGTAGTCGTGCTAGAAAAGTCCTTGTTTGTAGCAAGCCCTCTTTCCATCTGCGCTTTCAGCTTATCCAGCTTAGTTCGCGTTGCATCAATAGCGCCTTGTATCTCCGTAAACTCTTTTGTCGGCACGGTTATTTTCATTGCAGATGCAAAACCTCTTGTAACACCCGATAACCGACCTTTTACGCTTTCAATAACATTTCCGAGCAACGAATACTTAGATTTCGTTTCTTCGGCAGCCACGGCCATTTCTTTTGTTGAATTAGCAGATGATGAAACGCCGCCACTTGCGCTAACTTTAGCAACCTCATCTGACAAATCTTTATAGGCGGCAGCAGTTTCTTCTACTTCTTCTGTAAGTTGTTCCTGATCCTCAAAAAGCCTGTCAATAGCATCTAGCGCACTCTGACTTAGCACGTTAGGATTGAATTGTGGCATATTGTTTAAGGCCGCAAGTCTTTCTTTCAGGCTTTCAATCTGATTTTCATAAATAACAGCTTCTTTCGCACTCTTTTTAAATGCTTCGCTGCCGATATCTACTGTTTGCGCTCTTGTTTGCAGATTATAGATTTTCTGCTGCAATCCCTCAATAGCTTTTTCAATGCTTTCAATGCTATTAAAGTTGCCACCTTTTGTAGCGAAGTCTTTCCCTGTATTGCCGAGCGAATGCCGCACTTCTTCCATTTTTGCTCGGAATTTATCGGCTTGTTCGTCAGCTGTCAAGAACATGGATTTAGCAAGCGCGTCAACTTCCTTTATACTGCCAGCTACCATATTCCATGAATCTACTATTACGCTGTCTTTGTCTGCTTTCGGCAGCGCGTCCATTTCTTCCCTATATTGCTTTAACGCTTCGACAACGATATGAATATGATTAGCTGCATTTGACGCATCCAGCCCCATTTCCTCGCCAAGCGAAGATAATTTCCCGTCTTTATCCCACTCTGACCAAACGCTATCTAAGCTAATTCCCTCTTTTGAGGAAAATCTTCGCTTAATAAGGCCGTCAAGATGCTGCCATTGTCCTAAAGCATATTGTATTTCTTCAAGACCCTTTTCGCCTATGTTTATTTTTTGGCTGGCAAGTATAGTGTTATAAAAATCTCGCCAAGTCATTTCAGCCGCTTTTGTCGCGTCTTTTACCTGATACGTTTCCGAAACAAGATTTACCAACTGTTCATGCAGAGTCAGAGCGCTATCACCAAATATGCCCTGGCTGCCTGTCATTTTCTTATTTTTACCGGCTTCAAAACTCAGTTCGGTAATCTGCTGCGACAAATTACGAATAGTTTCTTGCGCTTCTTTATCGTCAATCTCATACGTCAATATGAGATTTTTAGCCATATCTTTAGCAGACGCTTTCAGATAGCTTTCTACCTGTCTAGTAGTAGACCTAGCGCCCTTAAAATCAATATTAGAAAAAGCGTTAGAGAAACCTTGGCCTAAACCTTTTGCGCCATCAATAGCATTCTTCACGCTTTGCTGCACACCGTTGATTTCCCTAATCAGTTCTTTTATGTCTTTTTTCGCTGCCTGTGTTTCGGTTATGACGGCAATCGCCAATTCTTCATTTTCTACTGACATAATCGCACCTCTATATACAAAGAAAAGGCGGTAAAGCTATTACACTCTACCGCCCGTTCAGTTTATAAATATCCTCTTGTCTGCACTCCTACAATCCCATCTGCTGTAATTCCTACCGATTTCTGAAAGCGCTTTACTGCATCTGCTGTACTGCTGCCGTATACGCCGTCAATCTCTTTTTCAGATATAAAGCCTTTTTCATACAAAGAGTATTGAACAAACTTTACATCTTCACCGCGGTAATACCACCGGCCTAGTATCTTTTTAGCGTATAAAACCCTTGTAGGAACAGGATATGGATTGCTGATTACGGCCTTTTCTTCCGGCATTGAATAAAATACATTCAAGTCAACATAGCCGTTTATTCCATTTACTTTGCCCTTGCTGGTGTACTGCCAACCAATCATGTTATCAACTTGTGGCTGGTATTTATCGTTCTTTGCGCCATTATTATTGCCATATCTAGCGATCCACATAGGGCAATTCAACTTATCTTTGTATGGTTTCAGATATGAAGTATAGAACGAAAACCCGGTGTAAACACCAAACTGCAACCCAGCGTTTTCAATTTCATTTTGGTATGTTTTGATTATATTGATAAGGCCACGGCCAAGACCTGTTTGGCACTTATCTTCTACATCCAACCATACCATAGCTTTTCGCCCGTCAAGCGCCTTAATAACTGCTTTTGCGTCTTTGTTTGCTTTTTCTATCCCTGTTGCATAGGAATAGTTGTATACGCCAACAATATCAACTCCGGCGCTTTCCGCATTCGCCCAATTCGTTTCAAAAGCGTTGTCTTTAGAAAGGTCTTTGCGAATGATTTTCAGGATCGCAAAATCAAAACCAGCTTTCTTGACTTTTCTCCAATCTACACAACCGTTGTAGCTAGATACATCTACTCCGAATACGCTCATAGTTCATCCTCCAACTTGTCAGGCAAATGTGCTGCAGCTTGCCTAGCCCATTCAGCTTCAATAGCAAGCGCTTTCTTTAGGTCGCGTTCATATTTCTGTTCTTCCGTCAAGTTCATATCTGCGAAAATAGGTGCTTCGCAATATGCAGCTTTTGAAGATTTCCCGGAAAATGCAATATCTAGCGCTGTCATAACCGCGCTCATTGTATACATACCGGCATACCAATTTAATTGATCTTGCTGCATAATGTTTAACTTCCGCGCATCCACATACGGCTCTAGTTCTTTAGGTGTGCTTTCGTCTATTTCTTCAATAGAAACGCCTAAAGCCATGTAATACGGAAGTGTTTCTTTTCTGTATGTTTTCCAATCAAGAAACTTTACTGTTTCTTCTTGTGATCCTGTGGTGCTGCCGGACTCGTTTCTTCCGTCTGCCCCTGACTCAGCGATAAAAAACCGCTGTCAATCAACTCCTGTGCAAACAGCCAAAACAGTTCGATCATGCTGTATTCAGGCTTTTCTCCATTTTCAGGATCAAAATATTCATCCAAAAGGTCAGCTACCTTATCCAGCTTGTCCTTTACATCCTTGTTATCTTCATAGTCAACGCCAAACTCGTCTTTATGAAACTTCTGCAGACCAGCTAAAGTCATTTCAGAAATAACAGGAACAAGCCCGGAAATAGCATTGATAGCTTCGCTTGAATTTTCCGTATCTGTGTTTTCCAAACTGTCAATAGCATCCATTACATTCTTCATCATCCCGGACGCTGCAACGGCCTTATAGCCAAACTTAACCTTGTATTCTTTCCCATAAACATTGATTGTTTTCATTTTACCTACCCTTAAAACCCTTTCTCCCTCAAATGAGGGTAGGGGCAGCCCGAAAGCCGCCCCATATTACAACGCTGATAAGCGCTGTTGTCTCATTTACGGAATAGCAGTTACAGTAAACTTCTTTGTAGTGCTGCTGTAGGTGATGCTGTAAGCGTCAGTTACCAGCTGCGGCGCGGTATTAGGAATGATCGAAACTGTCATACCCAAAATCTCATCAACGCCGCCTACATCATCAGGTGTAGCAGTTACAGTACCTACATAAGCATACTTTGCAACGCCACCGAGACCATCAGTACCGTAAAGCTGCATGATATCCAACTTAGAATCGCCGAGTGCGTCAAGAGCAGACAGCTTATCTTTCTCCAGGTTGCCGGAAACTTCTTTGGTATCAGACTGCTTAATACCTTTCTCAAAGGTCTGTGCATCATCTTCCAAAGTGGTAGACTCAACATTGTTTGGCGGTGAAACAGGTGCCGGCATGGACTTTGCGTTCACCATCAGATCGTAAGTGCCAGCGAAATCATCTACGCCATCGGTGTGTGCACGATAGATAACTCTTGACAAATAACTTGTAGAAGCCATTTTCATATCCTCCTTGTTGTTTTTAATAAAAAAGAACCTTTTCGGTTCTTAGTTACGATTGAATATTGTCGCTTTCAGCAAATGTGCGGCTAACCCTTGAAATACCCGTGTCTATCGCGGTATCGCTGATATATACGGCTTTGCTTCTCACGGTAAACCGCAACTTCTTGAATTGATCCAGCACTTCTGCTATCACTTTTCTTGTGCTTTCGCGGCCTTGTTCCTTGCTGCAAGTAACCTCTATCTGAAAGTTAAAATCGAAAGCGTTGACATTATCGTTTTCATTGTCATTCGCTCTCTCAAAACCCTCTATTGCATGGATATATACTGTCGGATATTGCGTACTGTTAGCACCTGTTCCCTCATTAGTAGTAAACTTAATGTTAGGAAACTGTTCAACAAGATTACGCTTTGACCTTGCTTTAACAAGCGTGTATATATCCGATTCTCTTTCTTCTACCCACGCATAGCCCATTAGAAGTTTCTCCTTGCCGCGTTTTCGATCTCTTGCTCCATAGCGATAAAAGCGTTATGCAAAGGTCTTGTAGGTCGGATTGCCGTTGCGTGTTGCCAATTTATCAGTTTTCCGTCTTTTTCATCCCTTGCAAAATACCATTCTGTTTCGTTGCTATGCCCGTATTTCGAGTTAGTGCCCTGATATGGCGGCAGCGCATAAGCAGCTGTACCAAACTCTGTAGCCAACAATGCGTTTATTGATCCTGTCACTTCTTGCGGTTTTCCATTGTTGCCCATTCTGAACCATTGAGATACAAGCGTTTCGCCTTTTGCTATCAGAATACCTTTAGCACCATCTTTTATAGTTTCAAACTTTTGTTCAAAAACGATATATCTTCCCATCTGATGAGAAGCATCTTCCGTCAAAGTTCTAGCAACTGTTATACCGCAATCTGTCAGATCTCTAACAAATGCCATTGCCCTATCATCCAGGCTATCAACGTAACTCTCTAGGCTGTCTTTCAACTGTTCAAGACTTCGGATAGACAGAATGTTTACTGTTAGCTTTGTTTTAGCCATTTGAATTACTCTCCGGCGTATTCCTTTGGAGCAAGTAAAAATCGCTGTGTTGATACTCTGTCAACAGACCTACAACTGTATAATCTGCTGATGATTGCTTTGGGATTCTGTTTTCTTCATCTTCCCAAGCGATAGGCGTTTCTCGCCATATAATAGAACCTATTTTCAACGGCAGATAACCCTTTTCTACAATCAGTTCGGAATATATAGCAGATTGGTCAACGCCATACGCCCTTATGTGCATTTCATTGAGGTTAGACGTGATATTTGCTTTAAACTCAACAGGCGGCTTGTAAAACGCTTTCTGCGTTCCAACCTCTACAGGTATAGTTTCTCCTGTCTCATCATCGGCAATGTATCTCGTTTCGCCTTGTTCCTGATCGTATACTTCCTCTGCCGCACGATACAAAGAATAGTACATTTTCTGTTTATTCTTCCGCAACGTCCTCACTCTTTGCATCTCCCTTTTCGTCAATCTGCTGCTTTGCAGATTTCAGCATTTTAACAATCCATTTCGGCATAATTCCCGGATTGCAAGCGTAAAGGTTTTCACATACGCTAATACTCTCATTCAGGATAATATAAAAGCAAATAATCAACCCGAACGGCGTATCAAACGGCAGTTTCACACCAACGCTTGCTACCATATACGGAATAACAAAATCGAGAAAGAATCCGAAAAACAAGCAAATAAGCAAGGCAATCTTTTTGAAAAACCCTTTAATGCCGATTTCGCTTGACAGTTCTTCTTCAATCTTCGCTTTTACTAGCCCTGTTGCAAAATCAAAAACGATAGCAACGCAAACTAGAATAATCATGATCCCGTATCTTTGAGTGAAAGAAAGAATTAAGCCGCATAATACAGATAAAAGCCACTTAGCTTTTTCCATAGCGTTTACCTCTCTTTCCACTATAAGACTTTGACAAATGCCGGTACATTACCCAAGATTTCATCTTTGGAATACCAAGACCGCTGAACATCATCTTCCGTATGTAACGATTGACCCTCTGCGCCCACCTGGTTATACTCATAAACCGCAAGCGCGGTTATTGTCGAATAAAACCGTTCCAGGTCTGCAGCGATCTTTTCTTCCGTGTATGATGCTGGATAGTTGCGCCTTGTTCTTACTTCCCTGATAGCATTACGGACTTTTATTTCAAGCAAATTTTCGCTATAATCTGTATCACTTTTCAGTTCTGTTTCCAAATCGTCTTGAATTTGACTTTGAAGTTCTGCTATCGTCATTGTCTTTCACCTTTTCGATGAAAACCGAATTATGCCGGTTTTCCGTAGTGGAAAGTGTTTTGATAGTTTCATCGCTTGCCTTAAATCCATCTCTAGGATAACTTTCTCCAACGCTATAAACGTGGTTATTATCCGTACTGTCGGCAAAACCGCGAATGACTTTGTAACCCATATCAATCACTCTCCTTATTTACGCCGGGTGTATTGCCTTTTTGTCGGCTGTTCATGTTCTACGGGCTTTTCGTCAGAAATAGGCGGCTCTACTTCTTTCGGAGTAGATACCGCCTTTACTTCCTTAGTTTCGGGAATTTCTTCCCCAGCCTTATAGAACACATTACCGATTTTAACCGTGTACTGTGCTTTCATAAGCCGTTCTCCCTTTATGCGTCAACTTTCATTACGACAACGCTGTTCATGCCCTCATAAGACGGCAGAACGATCTCAGAACATACGCAATGGGTGTTCAGAGGATGAGGGGTTGTGTAAGTGTAAAGTGAAACGCCCGTTTCAACGATTGACAGATTGCCTGTAGACAGATCGCCGGAACGTTCCTCGGGAGTAGTGCCGTAGTATACAGTACCAAGCTGGTTAGCACCAGCGGAAAGGCCGGTAACAACGCCGTCAGGAACAAAGGTCTTGCTTGCATTGCTAGCGTCAAGGTATACATTGTTGTAAACAACAATCTGAATGCCGTAGTTAGACAGCAAAAACTCCTTAACGTCAGCATCTTTAATAGCGATGCCGCTGTTGTAAGCGATAGCGCCAAGAACCTGTTTCTTTGTATCTTCTGCGTTGACAAGCTGTTTCCAGGTTTTCTGATTCATAACGAAACGAGAAAGAACCTGACCTCTGTTGTCTCTCTGCTGATCCTGTGCAGCAACAAGGTCTGCGATAGGGGTAGCTGTAGCAGCTGCGCTCCACTTGTTAGCAGCCGTGCCGGTAATGTCGATATAGTTCTTTGCCTTATAAGCAACGCCGTTATCGCTTGTATAGTCGATAACATAAGCCTTGTTGGTGTAATCGCCGTCAATCGCAACGGTAATCTTAGGAATACCATCAACCGGGGCAAGCAGCTGCCAAATCATTCTTTCAGGAACAACATTTGCGCCCTGAACAAGATCAAGGGGCTTCTTCATGATCCGTGCAAGAACCTGATTAGCAAGATCAGAATTTGCAGAATTTGCATAAGTCATGTATTCCTGTTCTTCCTTTTCAGTTACCATGTAGGACTCGCGGAAGAAAGGCATCTCTTGCTGGATATCAGAGAATCCGATTGCATCTCTGAGCGGTGCCTGTGCGTCAAAGTTAGAACCTTTCAGCTCTTTCGGCATTGCATCTTCGCCAAGAATGAAACGGATATCAAGACCCTGTTTCTTCTGAGTGCCGAAAAGGGCACGTCCAAGATAAGGCGGCAATGCAAGGCTGGCCTTGTAGCTATCCCATTTGCTACCGATTGCTCTTGCGGTAAACGCTTCTTTTAACGGTAATGCCATCTCTTTATACCTCCTTTATTACTCTGCCGGTGCATAGGCTTCTTCATAGAAGTTCACTTTAGGCGTAGCAGCCTTTGCAGCATCTTCTACTGTAATGCCGTTTGCGGTCAGTTTTGCGGTGTCGATTGTGCCCTCATAAACGTAAGTGCCGGGAGCATCGCCATTGGTTACATCTACATCGGTGAGCAGATAACCAAGGCAAGTCGCGTCATTTGCCGGGAAAGGTGTACCGGCCTTTACGATCTTGTTTCCATTCGCGTCTGCGACTACATCTGCAGCCGGAACAAGGCAAGCTGCGCCCTGAAACGGAAAGAATTTGAGGATCGTTTTACTCTGTTCAAAGTCATGAGTGATAGGTTTTCCCATTTTCCTTTACCTCCTTATGGGTTTATTTGTAGTAGTCGAAAGCTGCTTGCGCGTCTTTCGGTGCTGCGCCAAAAGTTATACTTTCAGCGTTTTTAACATCTTCGGGAGTTGCATCTTTAGGATCAGGCTGACCACCACCGGGATTTCCCTGATTGTTTGCAATTTCCTGTTCCTTTGCGACTTTCGCCGCGTTCTCCCTGTCTGAGATAATCTGACCAAGAACCTCAAAATCGAGTTTCCCGTCACCGTCAATCAGCTTTTCGGCCTGTTCTCCGATAATGCCTTTTTCTGCCAGCTTGTTCATCTGCTCCATTCTGTCAAGGCGCTTTTGCAACTCTGCGTTCTGCCTTAATGCTTCTTCCGTAGACTTATTTGCTTTTTCAACCTCTGACAGATTTTGATTAGCGATCTCGTCAAGTTTCTGCTGCAGTTCGGCGGCCTTGTCTGCATCTGCTTTGTAACGGTCTGCTCTGTCTTTTTCCTTTTTGATTTCGCCGTTTACCGTGTTCAGATAATTAGTGATCTGCTCATCTGTCGGTTCGGCTACACCGCAAGAAATAAGTGTTGCTTTTGCCTGTTCTCTAGTCATACCTACCTCTTTCCTCATTCACGCTTATTTACGCCGGTCGCTTCGGCTGAATGATTGCTATTTATCGCATAGCTGCTTATTTTTGTATTAAAAAAGGACTATCTTGTAGTCCTTGTTTAACCGTATGTGCACCAACACCGGCAATTCGCTATTTCTTCCAACCCAGCGCCAAGAGAAGTATCTTTTGGCTGATACATTTCATAATTGCCGACTTGAAATTTCTCCATGATAGGAATTGTCATGCTTTCAAGTTCAATGTGTGTGTGCCGCACTTTCTCATCATCCATCGTATTCCATGTTTTCTTTGTCTTGCCATTATCTACTGCATCTTGAAATACGGTGTATTCTCCAATACTGTTAGCTGCATTTTCGGCTATCAGCATTGCCCTATCATTTGATAGCTGCCACTCATCATCCGGCTTTTTCTCAATCTGTTCTACAACCTCTTTTGCCGTGTCTTTGATATGACCCCTAAGCCACGGATATGTTTCGTTGTAGTCAACGCCTTGCGAGTCAAGAATATCTTTGAAACGCCGTTCGATAAAATCTATGTAATATGTTTTGTTAAAAGGCATATTTGCTGCTTTCTCTGCAGCCATCATAGCAAACGCAAAAAAGAAAACATCGTCAATCAGTTCTGCAAGTTCAATTCTTCTTTGCTTTTCCGCATCTGATATACCCATTTCTCCAAAGTATTCATCATACGGAATTGCTAGATTGTTTAGTTCATCTTGTTTCTGTAGTGCCATTAGCGTTACCTAAAAGCTGATTAGCCTTTTCAACCTGGTCTTGTAAACCTTGCTGATCAATCACATCGTCAATTTTCTTGTAAAGAACATCAAGATAAGGTTTTGACAGCAGATATACCTTGTCGCTATCATTCCACAATCCCACGGTGCGGATCGACACAAGCGGGTGGATTCCAGCTTCTACAAGCATCTTAAACGATTCTACTTTGACCAGCATATTGTCCGTAGGGCTATGATTGATAACAGGCTCATAATCTAAAACAGAAAGTTTTACATCATTTTCTCCCTTGCGAATACGTATAGCGTTTCTAATGCAAGTCGAAAGCCTATATTCTGCTTCAATCACATACGCATCTTTGATCCTTGCAGCCTGTTTACTAAAATCCCAACCATTTCTAAGCTGCACAGCACCGGCAGTATCGCCGCCTGTATTGCCCTCTTTGTTAGGGATAGCCAAAATTGACAACGCATTATCCCACAGATCATCTTTCGCAACTTGCGATTCTGTCTGATTAAGTTCTTGCGTCATAATGTCAACGTCTGCCCTGTTATCTGCACCATTGTTAGACTTAACAACGAGTGCGCCGGACATTTTCATTTTCTCAAACTGTTCTTCGTCAATGTCACAGTTTATAAACTTTATCCAGCTTTGCACAAACTGTTCAATGCTATCCATTCTGTTAGATTGCATATTGTTAATGCTATCCAATAGAGTTATAACAAGTTCGATATCGGATATACGGCATTGATTGTTAGGGTATTCAACAATCGGTATTTCTCCGAAAGTATGAAGCCTAGAATATACTTCAACTCCGTTTCCATTTGTAAGCGGCAGCAACGTACTATTCTGAATGCGATATTCTGTTGTTTTGGAGAAACATTGCAAATATCTCTCGCCATTTTCGTCTTTCAGTTCTTGGACAGAAAGGATCGGCTCTTGCGTGCTTCTCTGATAAATGATAAATGTGTCAAGTGGTGTAGGAACAACCAACCGAAAAGGCACTTCTGCATTCTTTCCGGCAAGTTGCACAGCTTCAAATCCTGTTCCTGTCGCACTCTGCCACTCACCCATTGACAAATCTCTAACGCCCTTATGCGCTGCACTTATATATCTGTTCAGCCTGTCAACGGCTTTATTGATTGCATCATCATCACTAAGGCTGTTGTATGCTATCGGTTCGCCGAAAGTTTGAGCCATTTTGAACCGTACCACTTCAAATGCGTGGTTTTCCACAACATGATTGGTGATATCGTCACGGATTGTTTTCGTGCGATATAAAGCCGGTTGATCCCCATTTTTATATTTCCAAAGATATTTGATTGCACTTTTATTGCTGTTAAAAACGCCGATGCAATCTCCAACAACCTTAACTACGTTAGTCTCGGTTATTTCTTCAACATCTGTATATGCAATTTTTCTTCCATACTGTCCATTGACAATATCCTGAAAAAACAATCTGTTATTCTGCATTTCTTTTTCTCCACGAAAAAAGCGCAAGACATAGAATCTTACGCTTTAATCGTTATGGGGGTACTGAATGAGCAAAAACACTTTTTGCCTATTTTTCTCATTACCACTTTAGCACACATAAAAAATCTTTTTAATGGTATTAAACTGCCGTTTACTGCCATTTTATAAATAATTATCCCCAAATTGTTCTTCAAACGCTTTCATGGCCTTTTTATATCTACGATACATTTGTCTTTCAGAACATTCGCTTTCGTCATTCAGTATATCTAATATTTCCTCAAACTTTTTCCCGTCTACAAATCGCAAATACAAGATATCATAATCTTTTATATCCAGCTTTTCCATTTTAGAAATGATTGAATATTTCCTGTCAATAAAATCATTTATGTAGTTTTCCTCATCTACTATACGCACGATAAGGCTTTCCATCTTGTCCTTGCGTTTACTTGTTACAACTACATCTTTTGAAAGCTGGAAAGAGGATATGTTTTGTACTGCTATCCTAAGATTATCTAACTCTCTGATCCTGTTCTTAATAATCTTGTCGTACTTCCTAATCTGCTGCAAATATTCTTTTGTTGTCATGTTTAATAGTACCCCCTTGACCGAAAAGGATTGAAAGCAGCTTCTACAGTTGCAATTTGTGGACGCATACCGTCAACGAAAAGCCTAAAGTTAGCAAGGCCGTCAGGAACATCATCATGGTTATTCTTTCCTACCGTGGAATAGCAAAGAAGCCAATTCATCATAATGCCGTAATCTTCTTTCGGTGTATAAAGGCTTTTATCCCGGAAAAGCACGTTACGTTTTACCCAATCTGCGTTGACAATGATCCTTGTTTCCTTGTTTGTCTCTGTCGGATGCGTTGTAATCGTACAGCTACCGCCTTTCTTTGTGACACGTTCTTGCACTTCAAACGCAACTCTGTCACCGCCGGTATTGCTCTCAAACTCGCAAGATAGCACGTTATCCCTAACTAGCAAATCTGATAGCTTTTCATACTGAATATCAAAATCCGAGTTATCATCACATACGCAATCTACCAGGTAATAATCATTCCCATATTGACACATAACAGGCATGAACATATAGTCTGTACCTTTGTTTTTAACATCGCATATTGCCAATATTGCGTCCGGCTCTTGTAGCGGCAAAGATAGATAGCGCCGTAAATCTTCATCGTGATATAACAATCCCTCACGTTCTATCGGCTGATTTTTGTATAGGCAACGATAGCTTATATCATCCATGAGCAGCGCTTGATCTTCGTAAAACTGTTTTGAAAATCCGTCATACTCATAATCAAAGTTGCTTTCGCCTGTTTCTTCGTCTATATCAGGTATAGCGATAAATCGAGTCCGTGTTTTGTTATTGCCCTCATACGCCCTTTGCAGTTTTCCTATAACATCGTGCACACTCCACCTGGTAGCAATATGTATCTCTTTGCAGCCGTCAATCTTTCTCTGCCTAGAATCTGTGCTATACGCTCTCCATAGTTTTTCAAGCTGATTTATATTGAGCGCTTCTTCTAGTTTGCCGATTAGATCATCTAACATCAAAAACTTGCTTGCACGGACTTTACCGGCGTTCTCTGCGCCCGTACTTGTAGTCTGCAAACTCTGAAACGGGCGATAGCGACCTACATTCAACGATCCGGCTTTAGCATTTGTTGAAGTGACGGAAAGTCCAGCGAATATTTCTTGCCAAGTGTATTCAATGCTATTCGTCAGAATATCATTCACGCCATCATAGTACATCCTTGCTATATCTGCCGAATGTGACCAAAATAAATTGAAATCGCTAGGAAACCAACCTATGATTGCAGATATGAAAAACTTGCTTAATGTGGTCTTGCCTGTCCCTGGGGGCATAGATATAGTCAGAATGTCCAACTTATCATCTATCATATCTTGCAAAGATTCTATGATACCAACTTTCAAAAACTGTTTCCTTTTCGGCAGATAAAGCCTATCTTTTTCAATCCTATTCTTTTCCAGGTAAAGCAAATAAGAATCAAAATCTTTATTTCTTGCCAAAAGCAGCAGAATATCTAAGTAATCGTATATCTCATTCACCGCTAAAGACTCATCGCGGCAGTTATCTACAATGCGCCACACTTCGCGCACACGCCTAACAGGATCATCAACTTTTACAGGGCAGATAATCTTCTCCATTTCTTCCCGTGCGTATTTTGCAATATCAACGCCCTGTTCCACTTCTTTTTCATTCTCAATAGCAGAACCGGCTAAATCGTGAAGCGTTTCAATGATATTCAGCCGTTTTTCGCATAATGCAGCTATTTCTTCTTCGCTGCCGCAATCATTTGTTAGTTTTTCAATTTTACGTTTGGTATCTTCAAGTGAATTTTTCAGACTTAAAAAAGTATCTTGAATATCTTGACGCATAATAGCACACTCTCCCCATACAAAAATAAAGTGCACCATCACGCACGATACATACACGCCATCATGTGTACGCCTAGAATATATACTGTTTACTATCTTCTATTTTTGCAGTTTCTTTGTGACTTCCGCAACACTAACACCACTTGCAGACTTGCGAAGTTCTAAATCTTTCCCGTGTGCTAAAGCCTTTGCCATCTGTTCAGCACGTTCAATGATAGAATCTTTGATTTTCTGTTCTGTTTGTGTCATATCGTTTTACCTCAATGGCTAGTGTAAGAATCGAACCTACATAGCGTAAAATGGCAGCAGAAACGCCAGCGCACCAGCACCTAGCCTACCCATGTATGAAAGGAGTTAGAACACGAAAGCGAAGTTAGATATCTCCCTCTGCCCTGTTAAGGCTATGTTCAGCGTCAAACCCATCCGGGTAACGCTTTTTCAGCTTTGTTATGTTTGTGTCAAAACAATCATCCATACTCATTCCCTGAGAAGTAAGAAACTCTGCTAACCCCCAAGCTATATCTCCGCACTCTTTCAAAATGTGTTCCCTATCAGGCGCTCCATGTCCTTGATATTCCTTTTGATACAATGCGTGTAGTTCTCCAACTTCTGCACTAAGTAAATGCAGCGCATGATCCCTAGCTGCATCTCTTTCATAAGACCACCCTTTTTTCATTGTGCGACTTGCAAGCCGCTGATACTCATTACCTGTCATTTTCTTCACCTCATCCAAAAGCAAGTTCATCTACAGAATCCGGGATATTCATAAAGCCACCATCATCTGTAGTGATAGGGCTATCATTTGCCGGTTTAGCCGCTGCAGCATTATCAGACTTATTTCCGATAAACTCAACGCTTTCAACTGCAATATCCGTTGTGTATACCTTATTGCCGTCTTTGTTGGTATAAGAGCCGGTATTTACGCGGCCTGAAACTCCAATAAGGCTGCCTTTATGGAAATACTTTTCTACAATTTCTGCAGTTTTGCCAAAAGCAACGCAATTCACAAAATCTGCGCCGTAATTTCCGTCCTTGTCTTTGAAGTTTCGCTGCGCCGCAACACAAAATCTTGCGGTTGTCGTGTTTCCTGTAGCTTTGATATCAGGATCGCGTGTTAGTCTACCTACTAAGTTTACTTTGTTCATATATTTTCCTCTTTTCTCCAACCTAAGCGATTGGTTTTTCTACATTTGTCAAAATCGACTCCATGATTTTTCTCCTTAAATTTTACTAAACAGTAATTTAGGCTTATTTAGATTCAGAAATATAGGTACACTTAGTGCTGATGTATTAACAACAGCAAAATCTTTGTTAGGCAGTGGAAGAGCTGAAATTCTTTTTTATCACAATTCAAACAATCCTGCAAATCAACCAAGCGGATGTTCTTGGGGAAGTTATATATTTATAAGTAGTAATACATTTGTAACCATCATTTATTGCGACAAGAATCATATGGCTTGCACTTATGCTATTGCTTCAGATTCTACGACAATAACTTGGCACGTTTCATAACAGTAATTAATGTTATATTAAACACGGTCAATAAAGAATACCAATCTAACATGATAAGAAGCCGCAGCTCCGTAAAAAACTTTAAGATGTTTGTTAGAATTATATAATCTAACACGAACAGCATTTCCGCTAAGGGCTTCAGGAGGGATATTCATTACAACATCATAACTAGGTGCGACTCCTATTGATCCTAAGTCAATCCAGTTAGAAGTTTCTCCACCTGACATTGACATGTCAAATTCCAATATAGCTATTCTACCGATACGATTGCAAGCAACTCCACTAAGTGCAGTTACTTTACCAGTCGCTTGCAAAGATGTTGCTACGTTCGTTAAATTACTGTTTAGGTAACTTATAACATCTGCACCTGTCGGCAATTTTGTATCATTAGTCAATCCGTTTGACCGTCCAGCACAAACATCACCATTCCAATCAACGGTGAAGATGTTTTTACGTTCACTGTCTGAAGGGCCGTTACCTATAATATGTGCATAAGTGCCGTTGGTGTCTTCTACGTTATATTTACCTTCTACGTGCTGATTGGGGGATGATGCTTTAGTACACACTCCTTCTGCATGAGAATGATTGCCACTTGCCGTAGTATAAAATCCCTCTGAATGTGCATAATATCCACTTGCAGTTGTATACGACCCCTCTGCGTGTGCTTGCTCTCCACTAGCTGTTGTATGCGACCCCTCTGCGTGAGCGTCTGGTTTGCTTGCAGTAGTATCTGATCCCTCTGCATGAGAGTTTAAACCACTTGCGATAGTATTTTGTCCTTCTGCATGTGAATAACTTCCGCTAGCGGTTGTATTGTATCCCTCTGCCGTGGCATTTGATCCAAGTGTGGTATTCGCTTTTTTACCAGCGGTAACGTAGTCAACGCCTTTCTTCATATAAGTAGAAGAGATAGCATTTCCATCAGCATCAGCAGTCGCTCTAACCGCCGTACCATCAGACGCAAGTGCACCGACCTCACTTGCGGTATAGCTTGGTTTTGTTGCGGCTTTTGCCCAAGCATAAACATCACTTGCAGGCATTGACGATGGCTTATTCAATATCTCTGCCACACCACTACTTGCATTCCAATCACTGTTTACCTGTGCAGCTGGAATTGTAGGTTTATTTAGTATCTGCGCCACTCCGCTTGAAGCATTCCAATCTGAATTGACCTGTGCAGCCGGAATAGACGGCTTATTTGTAAGGTCGTTATAGCTACCGCTGAACAGACCTTTGCCTGTCTCTTTATCAACTTTGTTGTCAAAAATACCTTTCAGCTTAGTTAAAAAGTATTGTAAATTGCTTTTTGGCAATATATCCCAAGACATATAAACACCTCTCTTTTATGATCCGAATACGGTATCAAACATGGTATCAATGTCACTTGTAGTTATCTCTACAAGCTGGCTGCTCTGAACATAGCCGGATAAATCCACATCTGTTGATCCGAATTTCTCATAAGTGCTTGAATTGCTGTTCCAAAAATACTCGTCTTTTGTGTTCGCACCGCTGCCGCCATTTTGGACAAGATAAATCGTGCCATCTGCTCCAACAGGATGTTTTGTCTGCAAATCCGCAATGGATGTATAACCAAGACCTGTTGTATCTGCATCGAAGTGAATACCGATAACACCAGCTACCGCCGTGTCAACGTAACTCTTAATAACCCTGTTTTGGACAGGGTTTGTGCTGCTATCAGACATTTCCGTATCAACTGTGATAGCCGTACTTGTAGGAATATAAATATCAATAGTCGTGCCATTGATCGTCACTTCCGCAACCTTAGTTCCGCTGGCCTGAATCTGATTCCACGACACAGCGTCAGCACCCTCTGTAATTCCGTTCAGTTTATTCAGAAGTGCCGTTGTAAAATCCTCAGTTGACAGACCTTTGCCGCTAACCTGTTTTACATATCCAGGTGTAAAGCCACCTGTTCCCTCTAACACGTTTTTCAGCTTATTAAGGATGTAAAGTGTATCGGTATCTCCTACATAGTTGTATGTAATAGCTGGCATTTCTAAACCCTCCTGTTATCCAAACACCGTCTGAAACATTCTGTCTATCTCGTTTATATGCAACTCGTTTTCTGCGCCTACTGCCCCAACCTCATCATAGGTGTACGTAGGCTTTTCAGGCTGCCTTGCCCATTCGTAAATACCTAAATCTGTAGCAGATACGAACGGCAAATCTGAAAGCAGCGTTTCCCCATCTCCAATCTTGAAAGTCGGAACAGGATCACCGCTTGCATCTTCTGCGCCATCGGAATAAACGCAAATCTCACCTCTTACCGGCACTAAGTCAACTAAGATTTCCCATTCTGCCGTTGTCTTTGTGGTAGATATGCGCAAATCCTCATTCGATTTATCCCCGATAATCGTTACGCCGTCTTTACTAGGCAGATTATCCAGGTTTTCGTAATCTTTCTCATATACCTTGCCCGGCTTATCTATACCCCCGGAAACATTTTTAATGTTTGAAACGCTGCCGGTTAAACTGCCATCTGCCGTGACTTTGCCGGTTACGTTACCGTTATTGAGCATGATTCTCCAACTCCTTTCCAATCGTGAAAGGCTCGTCAGCTACAAACGTG